AAAGGCGCAAAAGACCTAATCATAAACTTGTTAGACGATAACGAGACGTTTGCATACAAGCAAGACGCTGACCAAGTAATGATTATTCATAATACCAGTGGCGATACCATCACCCCAATATTGAAAGGAACTGCTGCATCATCTGCTTATAAAGTAGCTGGAATTGGTGAGCTTGATTTAACTGGCGGCTATCAAATCGGTGATATTTTAGATGGTGAATCTGTTATCATACCGCTAGAATCAGTGCGAAAGTGGATAACCGGCATTTCTTCAATTGAAGGGGGCTCAGGCGCTACGTGCATAATTACAACGGATGGCAATCTCGCTATGTACGACTATATCTGGCTGCAAGGTGGTCGTGTAGTTGGCGGCGGCAAAATCACAACAAATTCTATAGTGTGGGGATAATAAAATGGCCATTGGTGTATTAAAAGCTGGTGTAAATTCGCAAGATGTAACGGCGTCAACTGGGACTGATGTTGTTGATACAGTTAATTATGTTTATGGGTACGCTATAGGCGAGGTGATAGCGGGCCTGTCCTCGGAATCTAAATTAGAGTCGATAATTAGAAGTTCGCTAGACGTTGCTAATATTAATGACCGGATCGGCATAGTCGGCGATTCAAGGGGCGCTGATCGACTGCCGTGGGTTATATCTATTTTACTGGGCGGAAGAGGGTACATGCCAATTGGCTATAACCATGCCGTGGGCGGGTGGGAGGCTACCGACATGCTCCCGGATGTCGCAGACGTCAACGCCGACCAATTTGACGTGCTGTTTTTTACTGAGGGTTATAACAGCCTAACAACGGGCGCCGGTGAGACGGGCGCATCACTGTATGAGCAACAGCGAACACTTGTCGACTACTACTTAAACAGTGGTTATACAAAAACAGTGTTTATGTGCCTCAACCCCCCCACGTTCGCGGACGTGTCAGGATACCAACTAACAGAAGCTCAGGATACTCAGCGAAAAATACTAAATAATCTTTGGTTAGCCAATACTGATCCGCGAGTCGTGGTAGAGGACGAGCTGGAGTGGGTCACCTCCGATATGTTCTCTGATGGTCTGCACGACAATATGGCGGGGGCGTGGATAAGGCTTTCGAACTCAGCTTACAAGATACGCGCTCTTTTTGAAAGGTCGCCCGTAATCCGAGATATTTTCACTAGCGATAACATCATTCATACTACGAGCAAAAACCCAGCTCTAGCATTATTAACTGGGGGTAATCTAAACCCAGTGAACGGGGCTAGTGTTACAGGCGATGTCCCGCGCGATTGGCAGGTGGCTGGGGACGGAGCGATTACAGTAGTGAGTGAAATATTGGAGAACCACTTCGGGCTGGGCGTCAATGGCGTAAAACTAACGATCAGTGGCACGCCACTTAACAGCACATCTAATGTTAAATTCAAGCCACAGTACAGCCTAGTATCTGGAGGCTTAATAGGAGAGGGCTTTGAGGCGTTTATAGATTTTGAGCTGCTGGAGGGGGCAACCGGCATAAGCAATATTCAGACAGTAGCAACAACACTTGGCAGCCCTTTAGATCATAGATTGGAAGAATTCACAACAGAGAAAGGCGTGGCTCCGGCGATGTCAGGTACGTTGCGCAGCAGACAAACGAGCGTTCTAGCTGTGGATACCGCTAACATTCCTTTAGAGTGGCGCATACGCTTTCGGCGGGGCGTTGCAATAAATGTTGAGATTATTTTTGGCAGGCCGGTATTTAGAAAAACTGCTGCTATTTAAGCTTAATACAGCTATTCCAATAGCGCCATAACAGTCTAATCTAACGCATATTAGGATAACCTCATGCCAACACTAAAAACCGATTCATACACAACCGAGGTAGAGTATCAAGCATACTCTGACGCTCGCGGGATAACCGTTAATGCTGACACGATTGATGCTGATTTGGTATTGTCTGCTGATTTTATCAACACGTATTACAATCTTGCAGACGAATACAAGTTACCCGGCATCGAAGACGACGAGTTATTGTTAATCAACAAAGCCGCACTAAAAGCGGTCGAGTTGCAACAATCCGGGCGATTGACGATTGATTATGCCGCGATTAGTGGCGGGCTGATTAAGCGCACATTCAAAAAAGCTGACGTACTCGAAAAAGAAATCGAATACCAAGATGGAACGACGCCGACATATAAGCCTCGAGTGCCTGAACTTGATTTACTGATGCGTCCGTTTTTAGTTGGCGGTGGTAATTTGGGCAAAAAACTAGTATGACAGATACAGCCTTTTACAATGAAATATCTGAACTTGCCGAGGAATTACTCGACGAGTTTGGCCGACCTGTCACGCTAGTAATGGCAGGACAAGAGGCAGGGTTTGATCAATACGGCAATGCTGTAGGTGCGACACCTGACACAACTGTTAGCGGTTTAGGCTGCTCACTAGATTACAAAATAGGCGAGATAGACGGCTCAGTCATTCAGATGGGAGACGCTAAATTGTTGTACAAGGGCGAGACACCATTAATTAATATGACGGTGACGCTTGATAGTGTAAAGTGGCGTGTGGTGGCGTTAAATCCGCTTAACCCTGCTGACATTTTGGTTATGTATAGTTTGCAATTGAGGAAATAATGTCAGTCACCAACCTGTCCGTAAAACTCGCAGAATTTCGCAAACTATCACGCGATAGAATGCAGACTGTTGTCGAGAAATCGCTGATTAGGTCTGGCACTTCTGTTATTGTTGAATCGCCAGTTGACCAAGGGCGGTTTGTTGCAAATTGGCTTTTTGCATTTGGTGATTACCAAGAAGGGTCAAACATCATGGGGCCATTCCGTGGAGAAGGCGAGAGGCAAGGAGTTGTCAATAAATTGACATCATCAATTGAAAGCATCCAATTAGGCGCTACATTCTTTATGACCAACTCACTGCCATACGCGCAGAGGCTAGAAGATGGCTGGTCTGCAAAAGGCAGCAAGATGGTAGATAGAGCGGTAATTAATTTTCCGGCTATTGTGGCGGATGAAGTTGGGAAGGTTAGGTAGCTACAAATATCTAATCCTTAAGGCATTAGCCACTCTTTTATCTGTTTGCAAATCAGCTAATTGGCATGCTAACTCATGCTTTCTTTTCTTCCATGCTTGGTTAGCTTCTATGCGACATAAAAACAGACCTAAATGCTCTTCTTTTTTTGTAAAAGGATTTCCGCACCTAGCTTGATATTTTTTTGCAGTTACATGCCAGCTAACGCCTTGCTGCTTTAATTCTATGCCTTTCCAGTTGCTTGCTATGAATTTATTGACTAAAACATCAATAAATACACAATTTTCAGGGGAATAAATTTTATTTTCTTGGCATAATAAATCCTTATCAATCTCTTTCCCTTCCCAATCTTGCTTTTCCATCCAACCCTTAAAGTTGCTAAAAGTTAGCCATTCTTTGTATACTGTGCATCCAGCGTAAGATTTTCCCGCCTTAGATAAACTTCTTTTATAACAAGACTGAAGCATATTATTCCACGTTAGATAAAATGGGCATGACTCTCGCTTGCCATTAACTGTAGGGTTTACAACATAGTCAGCATCATTAATGCCGACACCAGCAACCAGCTTAATTCCTGACTTCATAAATCACCTATTAATCAATTATAAAAACATATGGTACAATACTTTTAAACGTAAAGAGGTATGACCAGTGGCAACAATAAACGAATCCTATGTAAGCAAAGCACTACTTGACCATTTAATGAGCATTCCAAGCTTGCCTCATATTGTGACTGAAAACACGGCTTATACACCAGTACAAGGTACGCCATATATCCGCGAGATGGATATTCCTGCAATAACGCAAGCACCAACGCTAAACACTAGCGGATACAAACGTCGTGATGGCATGTATAGAGTTGGATTATTCTACCCTAAAAACCAAGGTAAGTTTTTCGCGCTTGCAACTGCTGACAAAATAATATCAAGGTTTTATCGTGGTCTTAGGCTTGAATATGAAGGTCAAACAGTCGAGATTAAAACCACTGACCGTGACCAGATTTATATTGATGGTGAGTTTATCCAGTGCGGTTTAATGATTAGATATACTGTAGTGGTTAGTTAGTCCTTGTCGCCACAGTGGACTAGCCTGCATGATGGGAAAACATAATAGAAAAACCCCGACTTGCGCATACATCGTTTGTTATTAACAACCCGCAACTACTGAACAAGGAGAGTTCAAGCTAAGATTGCGACCCACTGCGCCGGATGGTCTAGCGTTGTAAATATTTATTCAACTGATGACTGGTGGCCACTTAAACACCTGCGCATCTCGCAGACGTACAATCATCATGTGAATAAACATTAGGTAGAAATGTCTGGATTCAAACCAGAGTCTCAAGGTTTAGATGCCTTGTGTTTTGTCTGCTTTCACCGTTCTGGAATGATTACTAACTCAAACTACATCTCTATTGTTATTCACCGCGCCTGCGGCCACTTGTCTTGATTATTTAGCTAATCACTCTGAATTTGCGCTTGTAGCCTATTCAATTCGCAAATTCTTAAGGCTGGTCTCATTAGTCGTGATTGACCGCTTTTAACGGTTATCTAGTCACATATCAAAACCCTCTTGTTAGGTTGTTTATTCTCTTTTCTCAGACCACAAAACAAATATACACCACCACCAAAAATTAACAACAACATTTTAACTGGTAAGACCAGTGTTATTTAATGTACAATTGGCAGAGGATGAATCGATCGATTAACTATTTTATATGAGGGCTTTAAAATGCCAGTAATGACTAGTACAGAAACAATCCTGCGAGTATCCGCAGCAACACCAGCGACTTTCGATGAAGCTGGCTATGCGGCGTTGACATTCACAGAAGTAAAAGAAGTAACCACAATTCCGGCTTATGGCCCAACTCGACAAGTTGTAAACCATGAGCCTTTAGCAACTGGCGTAACTGAAAAGTACGGCGGTTTTATTAACTACGGCTCTGTTGCTGTAGATGGCGCTTACGATTCTACCGATGCAGGTCAGTCTATTTTGCGCGCTAACGTGTTATCAGCAACCGCATTGTTATCAATTGCAATCGAATACCAAGATGGCTCAATTGACTACACATACGGCAAAGCATTCAGCGCCACTAAAAATCCAGGCTCTGCAAACTCAATGGTTGGTTCTTCAATGAACATCGAGTTTAACAAGCCAATCGTAGAAGTCGCAGCGTAAGGGGTAGATTATGGCTACTATTACACCTACATTAATGACAGGTAGCGGCAAACGCGCAATGGTTGAAGTTGATTTGACTGGAACCGCTGACACGTTTGCCTATGTCGCATCACACAAGCCTACTTTAATCATGCGTAATGATTCTGGTGGCGCTTTATCACCTGTTATTGATGGTGATGGAGGAAGTGTTGTTCCTGTTGCTGGCGTTGGCGATGTTGACGTATCAGGCGGCTATGCTGTCGGCTCAATCGCTGACGGTGCCGTTGTTGCAATACCGCTAAATACAATTAGCGCGTTTCTAACTGGCACAATTGCTATTACTGGCGGCACTGGCTTGACTTGTTCGTTGTTGCATTTTTAGTAAATTAAACCACTTAAAAAAAGCGGCTTATGTCGCTTTTTTATTGGGCTTAATTACTGTGTAGCCGAAGCGTTCTAGGTAATTTATACACTTGTCGGCATAAGCTTGGTTAATTATTTTTTCTTTCCTAACCTTAGCGGTTTTGCTAGGCATTCCTCTCTCTTTCCATCTTCTGTTTTCATGAGTTATATGTTTTATTAATTGTAATGCCCTTGTATAACTAACCCCAAGATTTTCAGCGCACTGTTTTACTGAGGAGCCAGCGTTTGAATTGTAAAAATTATAAACATCGAGCTTTCTGCCTTTTATCATCCCTGCATTAACAAACAAATCAAACTCATGTGCGTTAAACTTAACTCTAGCCATCTCTATTCCCCATAAATTAAAGAAACCCATTTATAACACACTTTATTGTAAACACTGGTCTTACCAGTTACACTAATGCAGCTAGTAAAAGGGTCATGCCCCGCGAGACTCATCCACTCGCACTAGCATCTATTAATGGATGCATAAACCGCTGATGAGGCTTTATCATGGCTAAACAAGATTTAGAATTCGACTTTTCACAACTAGAATTAAACGACACAGCAGAATGTCATATCACATTCCCAGATGGACGTTTATGCTATATGCCTAAAATCGACGAAAAC